GATGCAGTGATCACTGAATTCGTCGACAAGACCGAGGACATCCCATTTATGGATGCACCGAGAAAGTTTGCGATCAATCAGCGTGCTATTGGAATCGGTGTGCTTGGTTGGCATTCCCTTCTTCAATCGAAGGAAATCGCATTCGAATCGATGGATGCCAAGATGCTCAACAATGAAGTCTTCTCGACTCTTCGAAAGAAATGTGATGCTGCCTCCGTTGAGCTCGCTTCATTGTTTGGTGAACCTCCATTGCTCGCTGGGTATGGTCGTCGTAACTCTACTACACTGGCAGTGGCACCTACTACCTCGAGTTCATTCATTCTTGGTCAGGTCTCTCCTTCCATCGAGCCGCTGAACAGCAACTACTTCACTAAGGATCTTGCTAAGGGTAAGTTTACCTTTAGGAATCCTTATCTTGCCAAACTTCTTAAGAGCAAAGGTCAAGATAACCTCGAGGTCTGGAAAGATGTGCTGTCTCACGGCGGTTCTGTCCAACACCTTGAATTCCTGACTCAGGACGAAAAGGATGTGTTCAAGACATTCGGCGAAATCTCTCAGAAAGAGATCGTCATTCAGGCAGCTCAGCGTCAGAAGTGGATCGATCAAGGACAATCGCTGAACCTTATGATTCCTCCTAATACCAAACCCAAGGAGGTTAACGAACTTATGATCTTTGCCTGGCAACAAGGAATCAAGTCGTTGTATTATCAACGCAGCGCTAACCCTTCACAAGAGCTCGCTCGCTCGATCCTAAACTGTGCCTCTTGCGAGGCATAATAAATAACGCATATGTTAGAAGAAAATACGTGCCCAAGATGCAAGTACTCGTATGAACTCATATGGGACGACAGCGACGAACTATTTGATGAGGATGATCAAGACACCGATCAATTGCCCGAGGAAGAACTCTATCCGGAATATTGTCCGTTTTGTGGTCTTCATCGCGTTTATGGCGGGGAACTAGATGGATACGACGATTCCCTGGATTGAATAGATACTATTCATGCAATGGTATTATCAAGGGAAACCAATAGAATTTGCCGAGGGAGAACTTGATCCAAAGTTGATCTATGGGTTCGTGTATGTGATTCGAAACCTCCTGAATGGGAGGAAGTACATCGGCAAAAAATTCTTCTGGAGCAAGAGGACCGTGGTGAGGAAGGGCAAGAAAGTTCGCTCTGTGGTCGAGAGCGATTGGCGCAAATATTGTGGCTCGAATGGTCCTTTGTTGGCTGACATCAAAGAGTTCGGAGCTGAGAACTTCGAGAAGGAGATTATTTACCTTTGCGCCTCTAAAAGCGAATGTGCCTATCTTGAGGCCAAGGAACAGTTTGCTCTTGACGCTATCCTAGATGCCAATTTTTATAATGATTGGATAGCAGTAAAGGTGACTCGTAGACACTTGGCAAAATACATTAAAAAAATGTATGTACAAGTTCCGGAAAATATGGTAGAATAACTGCCTAATGATACTACTCGACTTTAGCGGTGTCTGTATGGGAACTATGCTTTCCCAGAACAAGAACCAGAAACTAGACGAAGGCCTAATCCGCCACATGATCCTGAACACTCTTCGTATGTACAATATGAAGTTCAAGGCTAAGTATGGCAAGCTTATCGTGGTGTGTGATGGCGGCTCCTGGCGTAGAGATGTCTATCCTGAATACAAGGCATCACGTCGTAAGAATCGTGAGGAAGGTACCAGTGGCCATGACTGGACCGAGGTGTTTCGCATCATGAATCTGGTTCGTGAAGAGATCATCGAGTTTATGCCTTATTCGGTTCTTCAGTTCGATAACGTCGAGGCCGATGACATCATCGCCACGCTGGTCGAGGCTACTCAGGAATTCGGGCAACATGACGATGTGATGATCGTCTCGGCCGACAAAGATTTCATTCAGCTCCAGCGATACGACAATGTCAAGCAGTTTTCTCCGATGACGAAAAAGCTCGTTACCGACAAGAATCCTTCGGTCTATTTGTTCGAGCACATCTTAAAGGGTGACAGTTCAGACGGAGTTCCGAATGTCCTCTCGGCCGATGATGTCTTTACCTCCGGCGGCAGACAAACCCCACTTACCGCAAAGAAGATCGCCGAATGGAGTCTGACTAAAAACTCTCTGGCCGAGACTATGCCTAGCGAGGTCTATCGTAACTTCGTTCGTAATCGTCAACTCATCGATCTTTCTTACATTCCTGAGAAAATTACCAAGATGATCTTAGACGGACATAATGCATCTCCACAAAAAGGCAACGCTAAGGTCCTAAATTACCTCATCAGCAAGCGATGCAACCTCTTGATCGGTTGTGCCAGCGAATTCTTTTCTTGATATATAAAATATGATTGCTAAACCAAAATCAAACTTACTGCCGCACGAAATCTTAAAGCTGGTGACGAAGGCGAAAACTACTGCAGCCAAGGTTAAGGTCCTACAAGATAACGAATCTTTCTCGTTGAAGACCCTTATTCAAGGCAACTTTAATCCTAAAATTGTCTTAGATATTCCAGAAGGAGCTCCTCCATACAAGAAGGATGAATCTCCGGCAGGGATGCAACCGGCACGTATCGATTCGTCGATCAAGATGCTTGGTAACCTCCTCGTAGGTAATCCTCTGCCCAAGGTCAGAAAAGAAATGCTTTTCATCCAATTGTTAGAAGGAATCCATGCCGAGGATGCAGAATTAGTCATCGCCATGAAGGACAAGAAGCTTACGGATATTTGTCCTACCTTGACAATCAAAGTCGCAGAAAAAGCATTTCCTACGCTGTTCCCGGCATAAATACGATAGGTGTCAAGCGCCTCATCGTAAATGCTCAATTCAACTTCAAAACTTGATCGACTACACAACGACCTGCATCAGACCCAGTACTTCATCCTTCGCCTCGAGAAGGAAGGAGCCCTGGATCGAATACCCTTCTTCAGATCGAAGTTAAAGATGCTGATAGAATCTATTGTCAGCCTGGAAGAAAAAGGCATGTACATCAATAAAGTTTTGTGATAGAATAGGCTTGTGCGAATTTCGATATAAATCTACTACAACACTATGAGATACGACTACTTTTGCATCGAATGCAATGAACGCTGGGAAGAAACTCAGTTCATCAATGATCGCGACCTTCCTATAAGTCTGCCTTGCCCGAATTGCCAAGGTGAAGCATGTGTCAAACGAGGAGTTGCCTCGGCTGCCATATCCTACCAAGGCGGGAAATCTGTCCTGCAACGAGCTGGTTCAGGATGGAATGATGTCCTTGGAAAGATCAAGAAAGCAAGCGGTCGTAAAAATAGTATTGAGACACGATAATGGCAAAACCAGCACCAAAAAAGAAATTAAACATCGTTGCCTCTACAGTCAAGGAGACAGTTGCCCGACCAGTTCCATTGAATCTCAAGAAGATCGAGGCACTGACCGAATCTCAACAAAAGTTCTTTGAGTCATTCGACAAAGACTATAACGTCATCCTCTCAGGATCGGCCGGTGCAGGAAAGACCTTTATTGCCTTGGCAAAAGCCCTCGAGCTGGTCATCAAAAGTAAGTTCAAGAAACGCTTAGTCATCGTTCGTTCGGTGGTTCCTACGCGGGATATGGGATTTTTACCTGGAACTCAAGGGGAAAAGGAAGCCGCCTATACGGTTCCTTACATCAGCATCGTCAATGATCTGTTTGGTGATGGAAAAGCCTGGGAAACTCTGGTCAAGAAGGGCGCAATTCGTTTCATTACGACATCTTACATTCGTGGTATTACACTGAACAACTCGGTTATTGTGGTCGATGAGTGCCAGAACTGCAACTTCCATGAACTCGACTCGATCATGACTCGTATCGGTGATAGCACTCGAATTATCTTCGCAGGTGATTATTATCAGTCTGACTTTTCCAAGAACAACGATCGCAAAGGAATCCTTAAATTCTTTCGCATCATAGATAAATTAAATTACTTTAAGCATATTGAATTTACCTGGGAAGATATCGTACGATCACAAATCGTTCGTGACTATATCATGACAAGAGAAATACAAGAAAGAGAAGAAGAAAATGGGCAAGAGCCGAAAAACCAGCAATTCCTCGTTTAAGCGCGACAAAGATCGTGACGCTTACTACGACGATTCACACACAAAATACACACACAATACCACAAAGGGGCAAAAACCCTCGAAGGGACATCGAGACGCTAAAGCTCGAGATGAACCCTCGGAATACATTGATTGGGACTCATTATGATTATATCTGCATCTAAGCCTACATTCATTCGCAACAAAACGTTCATTCATGAGCCAGTTTCTCTGGGTTATGAAGACCTCTCCGACGAAAGCTCGGCAAAAGGTAGGACCTATCTTACTCCGACTGGTAAGAAATATCCCTCGATCACCACAGTGCTAGGAGCCAGAGGTAAAGAGGCAATCATTGAATGGCGCAAGCGAGTAGGCGAAGAGGAGGCGAATCGAATCACTCGTCATGCATGTTCTCGTGGCACCGCATTGCATTTGCTGGCCGAGAAGTATCTGAACAACGAAGAAGAGATCTTTGCCGAGGATGAGATGCCTCACGTTATTCAAAGCTTCAAGACGGTGCAAAAGGTTCTCGATGAGCGAATCGGTAAAGTCGTCCTTCAGGAATGCCCACTCTATAGTGATCATCTCGGCATTGCCGGACGCGTAGACCTGATCGCTGAATTTGATGGTCGCCTGAGTGTGATTGACTTCAAGACCAGTTCACGCATCAAGAGCGAGCAACACATCGAGAACTACTTCATGCAAGAAGCAGCTTATGCAATAATGTTTGAGGAGCGTACAGGCATTCCTATCGTCAATCTGATCACCATCATGGTCGTCGATAATGATCCAAATCCTATAATCTTTCAACAACACCGTGATAAATGGACCAAGGGACTCGATGAAGCTATTCAATTCTATAACAAACAAAAACTATTCGGCCATGCATTCTAACAAAAAAAATCGTAAAAGCTCTAACGGACTCGCCGAACTCCTTAAAGCCGCAGACAGCAAGTCCTATTCAAACGAATACGGAAAGTTCTACGAGTACTATGTCTCGGA